AGTATCAAGAAAAGTTTTATCGTGATGTATTTTTTCCATACTTACTAAAAAACAAGATTACAAAAATTTTACATCTAGGTGATTACTATGATAATCGTAAGACTGTAAACTTTAAATGTTTAAATCACAATCGTAAAATATTTTTAGAGAAACTTAGAGAGTATGGTATTACCATGGATATTATCTTAGGTAATCACGATACTTATTTTAAAAACACGAATACACTAAACTCTTTGAAAGAACTTCAAGGTCATTACATGAACGAAGTAAATATCATTGAGAAACCTACCGTTGTAAACTATGACGGATTAAAGGTAGGTTTACTTCCATGGATTGCAGATGACAATAGAGAAGAGTCATTAGAATTTATTAAGAACTGTAATGCATCAATACTTGGAGCACATTTAGAACTTCAAGGATTTGATATGGCTAAGGGAATGCCTTGTATGGACGGTATGGACAGAAAATATTTTGACAGATTTGAAATGGTTCTTACGGGACACTTCCATGCAAAATCTAATCAAGGTAATATACATTATCTTGGGGCACAAATGGAATTCTTTTGGAATGATTGTGGTGATAAAAAATACTTTCATATACTTGATACTGAAACGAGAGAACTCACACCAATACATAATCCAAACACTATCTACGAAAAGATATGGTATGACATAGACAACATGAGTCAGTTTGCAGACCTTAGATATTTAGATAATAAATTTGTAAAACTTATTGTGGTTAATAAAGGTGACCCATATCAGTTTGAAAGATTTGTAGATAGAATACAAAATCAAAAAATATACGAACTAAAAATCGCAGAAGATTTTTCTGAGTTCCTTGGTGATAATGTTTCTGACGATGAAATAAATCTTGACAATACCGAAACAATCGTGTATAATTACATCGACTCTGTGCATACCGATTTGGACAAAGAAAGAATCAAAAGAGAAATATCTGAGTTGATGATTGAGGCACAGAATTTAGAAATAGACTAATGAGTAAAGGAAGTAAAAGACGGCCACAAAAAGTTAGTCAAAAAGAATTCTCAAATAATTGGGATAAGATATTTGGTATACAAAAAGAAGATAGAGAAAAACTAGAAAAGATGAAAAAGAAAACACGAGACGGTATACCATATTATGATGAACTACCTTCTGCAGTAGATGACGCCGCAGATGTAATGTCGAAGTACGATAGAAAAAGATGATACAATTTCAAAAACTAAGATATAAGAATTTTTTATCCACGGGTAATAATTTTACCGAAGTAAACTTTCAAGAAACACCAACCACACTTGTCGTAGGTACAAATGGTGCAGGTAAGTCTACAATGTTAGACGCATTGTCTTTTGGTTTATTTGGTAAACCACACCGTAAGATATCAAAGAATCAAATTGTTAATTCAATCAATATGAAAAATTGTGTGGTTGAAGTAGAATTCAAAGTTGGTTCTAAACAATTTAAAATCATGCGTAGTATCAAACCTAATAAGTTTGAAGTATGGATTGACGGAAACATGGCAAATCAAAACTCTCACGTGAATGATTATCAAGCCATGTTAGAAAAGAATATATTAAAGTTGAATCATAAATCTTTTCATCAGATTGTGGTTCTAGGGTCTTCGAGTTTCATACCCTTCATGCAACTTACCTCTCAACAAAGAAGGGGTGTAATCGAAGACCTACTGGATATCAATATGTTTTCTATCATGAATACATTATTAAAAGAAAAGGTAAGTAAATTAAAAGATGAAATGAATGAAAACAGTACTGATATCAATACTAAAAATATTCAGATAAACAAACAGAAAAAATATCTTAGAGATATTAGTTTGATAAACGAACAGTATCGAAAAGAAAAAGAACAATCAATTAAAAATACTCAGGAAGATATAAAATTATTGAATGAAAGAAATGCAAAACTTACAGCACTTGTAGAAAAACATTATGAACCGACAATGGAAAACATAAACAAAGTCCAACAACAAAAAGATAAACTGATTAAGTTAACAACTTCTATTGAAACACAATGTAAAGCATGTGAAAAAGAACATAAATTTTTTGTAGATAATGATGAATGTCCTACGTGTAGTCAAGAGATAGACTTAAACTTAAAACAAGAAAAGATAAAGTCTACTAAAGAAAGATTAGGAGAACTAAAAGAAGGTATCACTAAAGCAGATGAAGAATTAAATAACTACAGTGCAACTATAGAAATATTTGAAAGGACTATTGCAGATTGTCGTGAGTACAACACTGAGATTGCAGGTAATATTAAAACAATTGATAAATTAAATAATGTGATTGATACCATAAGACAAGAAATAGAAAATCAAATAGAGTCAAGTGGTGATTTGTCAGATGCAAATGCTGAACTAGAAGAATACAGAAAAGAAAAAGAAGTATTGGAAGAACAGAAATTTAAATTAGCAGAACAGTTTTCGTATAATAAAATAAGTGGTGAACTTTTAAGAGACACGGGTATCAAGTCTAAGATAATAAAACAATACTTACCCGTAATAAATAAGTTGACCAATCAATATTTACAGACACTAGATTTCTTTGTACACTTTGACTTAGATGAAAGTTTCGTAGAGACTATTCGTTCAAGACATCGTGACGCATTTACTTATGACTCATTCTCAGAAGGTGAAAAACAAAGAATAGACTTATCACTATTATTTACTTGGCGTCAAATCGCAAAGATGAAAAATAGTGTTGCAACTAATCTTCTAATCCTAGATGAAACATTTGACTCGTCTTTAGATATGGAAGGTATTGACAATTTGATGAAGATACTGTATACTTTGAAAGAAGATACGAATGTCTTTGTTATCTCTCACAAGGGAGAATTGGAAGACTCGTCTTTCTCAAGAAAGATTGAGTTTGTTAAGGAAAAAAACTTTAGTAAAATTAAAAGGAGTATATAATGGAACTAAGTGAACAAACCATAGGAGTGTTAAGGAATTATGCTACCATAAATCCTAACATAGTGGTTGCGGAAGGAAACAATCTTAAAACTATTTCAGTTGCAAGAAATGTTTTATCATCAGCAACCGTATCGGAGAACTTCCCAAAGGAGTTCGGTATTTATGACTTGAATGAGTTTTTAAATGTTTTAACATTAGTGGACAAACCACATTTAACATTTGAAGATGACTTCGTAACGGTGGGTGACCAAACTGGTAGGTCTGCGGTTAAGTATTATTACAGTGACCCAGAAATGTTAACATCATCAAACAAAGATGTGACAATGCCAGATGCGGAAGTCACATTTGTCTTAGATAGTGATACACTAAATAAAATCAGAAGAGCTGCGGGTGCGTTGGGTCATAACGAGATATCTATCTCCAACACTCAAGGTGCAGTAAGAGTCTCAGTAATAGATTCAGACAACGCAACTAGTAACGTATTCAGCATAGATGTTGAAGGTTCTTATCCCGAAGGAGTGAACTTTAAATTTATTATGAATGTTAACAACTTGAAAGTAGTAAGTGAAGACTTTGATGTACAAATTTCTTCTAAACTAATTTCTAGATTTACAAGTAGACAAAGTGATATTGAGTATTACATCGCACTTGAGAAATCATCAACTTACGGAGAATAGTAATGGCAAAACCAGTACCCGAACAAAAAGACCATTCACAAATTTATGAAATGGCAAATAGAGTCTCTAGGTCTACAATTGCAGTTATTGATACTGTAGTCCAAAGAGGTGGGTTCAAAGGTGAAGAGTTAACAACTATCGGAACACTAAGAGACCAAGCAACTCAGATTGTTCAGATGTGTGAAACTTTCCAATCAGAACAATCCAAACCTATTGACAAAAAGGATTAAATCTGTTATAATCCTTTTAATTTTTCGGCAGAAGTGTATGCATGGCAAAGTCGACCAAAATTAGAACGTACACGCACATACACTTCTGTCCCTTTATATTATGGTGATGAATGAGTAATGAATTTTTATGGGTCGAGAAGTATAGACCAAAAACTGTCGAACAGACAATACTTCAAAAAGAACTAAAACAAACTTTCCAAAAGATTGTAGAGTCTGGTGAAATACCAAACATGTTATTCACGGGAACTGCAGGTCTTGGAAAGACTACAGTTGCAAAAGCAATATGTGAAGAACTATCACTTGATTATATAATTATCAATGGTAGTGAAGAAGGTAATATCGATACTCTTCGTGGTAAGATAAAACAGTTTGCATCTACAGTATCCTTACAAGGTGGATACAAAGTAATCATACTTGATGAAGCTGACTATCTAAATCCACAATCAACACAACCCGCACTTCGTGGTTTTATAGAAGAGTTTAGTCAGAACTGTAGATTTATTCTGACTTGTAATTTTAAGAACCGTATAATCGAACCACTACATTCTCGTTGTGGTGTCTATGAGTTTAATACAAACAAAAAGACACTCGTAGAATTGTGTGGTCAGTTTATGAAAAGACTTGAAGATATTTTATCTAAAGAAGGTGTATCGTATAAAAAAGATGTAATCGCAGAAGTAATTAGTAAGTACGCACCTGATTGGCGAAGATGTTTAAATGAATGTCAAAGAAACTCTATCAGTGGTTCGATAGATACAGATGTTCTAATCAAGAAAGACGATTCGTTTGATGATTTATATTCTTGTATTAAAAACAAAGACTTTAAGAAAATGAGAACATGGGTAGTTAACAATATTGACATTGACCCAAGTGCAATCTTTCGTGGTATCTATGATACTATGAATGAGAAAGTACAACCCGAAAGTATTCCACAATTAGTTTTGATACTCGCAGACTATCAATATAAAAATAGTTTTGTTGCTGACCATGAACTAAATACTGTTGCGTGTTTAACGGAGATTATGGCAAATGTTAATTGTAGATAGTTTCGAATTAAGAAATAAAGATTACCTTAAAGAACAAATTCTTGAACAAGGTCATCGTGACCAAAATAGAACTTCAATTAAAATTGATGATTTACTTGGTGGTGATATATATCACCCACACTATGAACACAAAAAACTTGGTGAAGAATTACCTATACACTGGGCTTTAGCAAAAGCTGACTTTGAAAGAAAAGTAAAAAATTTAATAAATAAAGATTGTGAGATAGTGGATATGTGGGGTATTGGATATCGAGGTGGTCAAGGTTGTAGACCACACAATCATCGTAGAAATACTTACGGTGCAATATATTATTTGTATGGTGATATAGATGCTGGTAATTTAGAATTTCCAAGTAAAGGTATAACAGTACAACCAAAACAAAATAGATTTGTAATTTTTAATGGTGAGTGGACACACCAAGTAGAACCGTCAATAGCAGATGAAATAGATAGAGTGTGTATCGCAATGAATGTTGATGTGGAAGGTTGGGTAGTACCAAAACGTAGAGGAAAAAAATGAGTCCATTTGAATTTTTAAACGCAATAAACTTCACTAAGAAAAATGTGATGTCTGACCCTGAGAATGAAAAGTACTATAACTCATTTATAATCAATAGGTCGTTATCTTATTTTCCTGATACAGTTGCGATTGCAAATGAAATGAACAAGTATCATCATCTAGATAGTCGTTTACAATTCTCATTTCTTATAAATATTATTAGAAAAAGAAAAAGGTTTAGTAAATGGATTAAACCCGAAATAGAAAATGATGTTGAAGTGGTGAAAGAATACTATGGTTACAGTAATGAAAAAGCTCTCCAAATACTCCCACTACTCACACCAGAACAATTAAATGAATTAAGAACAAAGGTGAGAAAAGGTGGAAGAAAATAATATTATATGGTCTCCCGAAAGTATGTTAGAAGTAACTCTAGCAGAACCCGATGACTTCCTAAAAATAAGAGAAACCCTGACACGTATCGGTGTCGCATCTCGTAAAGAAAACAAGTTATTTCAATCGTGTCATATATTACATAAACAAGGAAGATACTTTATAGTACACTTCAAAGAGTTGTTTATGTTAGACGGTAAGAAATCTAATCTAGAACAATCAGATATAGAAAGAAGAAATACAATCGCAACTTTATTGAGTGATTGGGGATTGTTAGAAATACAGAATACGGAACAAGCAAAAGAATGTAGTTCCTTAAAACAAATAAAGATAATACCATTCAAAGAAAAATCAGAATGGGAATTATGTCCAAAATATAACATAGGAAACAAATGAATAAAAATGAATTGATAAACTTTAGTCCACTCATTGGAGTTTTCTTTTTCAGTTTAATTGTTGCGGGTTGTTCTATGATGCCTTCAATACCTTTACTTGATAAGAAATGGGGTGCGAATGAAGATACTAATATATGTTTTTTTAATAACAAGGGAAATCCTATTTGTGAGAAAAGACTCAACGGAACTATCTTGTGTGGTAAGACAGAAGTTGGTCAAGAAATTTGTTTAGATATGACTCCCGCAACTTTATATTAATATGGCCAA